CTGCATATGCAGTAACAAACGAAGTATCATCATCTGGAACTAATTATACTGCAGGAGGAAATACATTAACTAATGTAGCAATTTCTGTAGATGGAACTACTGCAATTTTTGATGCGGACAATGTTACATTTCCAAATGCAACTATATCTGCACAAGCAGCATTACTATATAATGCAAATAATAGTAACTCTGCAATTGCAGTTTTAGATTTTGGAGGAGTTAAAACTTCTACAAATGGAACTTTTGAATTACAGTTTCCAACTGCTAACGCATCTGCTGGTTTAATCAGAATAGCATAAGGAGAAACTCCTTATGTCGTTGGTTAGAACAATAAATGTAACTGTTTCCAATCCGGGAGCAGGGAACAGATATTATTTAGATGGAGTATTAACTGCTACTGCTAATTTAGGAGTAGGCGGTTCAGTTAGATTTGATCAATCTAATAGTTCTAATGGCGGTCATCCACTTAAATTTTCTACAACAAGTAATGGAACACATAACGGCGGTTCTGAATATACAACTGGTGTAACTTATAATGGTACACCTGGTAGTTCAGGTGCTTACACAGAAATAGAAATAACAAGTAGTACACCTACTACTTTATATTATTATTGTCAGTATCATTCAGGTATGGGTGGTACAGTAACTATCACTACAAATTCTTGGGGTGCTTTAACTTGGAACCTTGGAACTTGGAATTCTCAAAATAATAGTGTTTCACAAATTTCTGGTATACAAACTTCTAGTGCATTAGGTAATACTATTGTAGAAAATGATATTCGAGCTGGTTGGGGACATGGAACTTGGAGTGGTGGACCTTGGAATGGACCGGGTGAAACCGCATATATAAGTGGTTTACAAACAAACATTTCTTTAAATTCTGTTACAGTTGATGCACAAATAAATGCAGGTTGGGGAAGATCAACATGGAATTCTGCTACATGGAATAATGCACCTTCGGCTTTAATTTCTATAACTGGTCAACAAGTAGAAGTTGAAATTGATTTAGGAGTTGGTTGGGGTAGAGAAGAATGGAACTCAGGACCATGGAATTCACCAGGTGGATTTGTATTAGTTGGAACTGGAAGTATATTTCCAATTACTGGTCAATCATTAACTTCTAGTTTAAATAGTGTAACTTCTACTACGGGAACAGCTTTAGTTACTTTAACTGGTCAACAAATAAATTCAGCAATTGGTCAAACAACAACTGATTCAAGTGCATTTTTAGGAATTACTGGAATAACATCTACTACATCAATAGGTACTTATACAATTGCAGCAGGTGGAGCTATTACAATTGTAGTTCCTGAACTTGAAGTAACTACTGCTGTAGGTACTGCTTTAACTGGAACTGCTAATACAATTGATATTACAGGACAAAATTTAACATCAAATTTAGGTTCTATTACAACAAGTTCAAATAATCAAATTCCTATTGTAGGAATAAATGCTGATGCTAATGTTAGTTCTGTTGTAATTAGTAGTTCTGGATTTTTTGTTATATCTGGTCAAGAAATGACTTCTGCTTTAGCTAATATTATACCTAATTCTAATAATAATATTAATATGACTGGAATTCAAGCTAATGTTACCCCTACAAATTTAAGATTTTGGGATCCTATTGTTGATAATAATATTGAAAATTGGACTAATATTTAGTGTACAAATGTGTACAAATATATATTATTTACAAAATAAAATTAATAAGGTATAAATAATTATGTCAGCTTATACAACCAGGTTAAAATTAGAAAAACAAGTTTCAGGTGAAAATTCAGGTAATTGGGGTAATCTTGTAAATTATGTTCTTAACAGAATTGATTCATCAGTAAGAGGTTATGTTGCATTAAGTGTTGCAGGAAGTGCTAATGTAACTTTAGTATCTAATACATCAACTACTAATACGTCAGAAGGTGCTGATGATCAAGTTCATAATAAAGTAATAGAATTAACTGGTGCTTTAACAGGATCTATTCATGTATTTTCTGATGCTGTAGAAAGTGAATATATTTTATTCAATAATACTTCAGGAGCTTACAGTTTAACTTTTGCTAATACTGGTCATGCTGCTAATGGCGTAACTATTTCTCAAGGAAGTAGAGCAATATTATATTCAGATGGTTCTACTATATATGATGCACTTACAAGTGTAGCTTTAACAACTCCTAAAGTTGTTACTGGTATTAATGATGTTAATGGAAATGAATTACTTAAAGTAACAGCAACATCTTCAGCTGTTAATGAATTAACTTTAGCTAATCAATCTACAGGAAATAATCCAACTATTACTGCTTCAGGTGAAACTAATGTAGGTATTAATTTAATACCAAAAGGTACTGGTGTTTTACAAGGTGGTGGTTCAGCTTTAAAAATTGCTGGAAAAGAAACTATGTGGGTTCCTGCTTCAGCTATGTATGGACCAACAACTAACCCTGCAGATGCAGCTCAAGTAGAAACAACAGCTATAAGACCAGATTTAAAAGTATTTGATTTTGATGCGAGTACAAAACAATACACACAATTTACAGTGGCTATGCCAAAATCATGGAATGAAGGAACATTAACTTATCAAGTTTATTGGTCTCCTTCTACTACTAACACAGGTAACTGTATATACGGTTTACAAGGCGTTGCATGTGCTGATGGTGATACTATTGATGTTGCATATGGAACAGCAATAGAAGTTACAGACGCTGGAATCGGAACAGTTGAAGATCAACAAATTACATCTGAAAGTAGTGCAATGACAGTTGCGGGTTCTCCTGCAGCAGGTGAGCAAACTTACTTTCAATTATATAGAGATGCAGCAGATGGTAGTGATACTTTTACTGGCGAATCAAGAGTTCTAGGAGTAAAAATATTTTATACTACTGATGCAGCTAACGATGCATAAGGAGAATAAAATATGGCAAGTTTTGGTTATCAAGTTTTAGGATTTGGAGCAGGCGAAGCTGGAGCAAGTATTACAGGTCAATGGTTAATAGTTGCTGGCGGCGGTGGCGGCGGAGATTATCAAACTGGTGGATCCGGTGGCGGTGGCCTTAGAACAAATTATGGAAGTGATGGATCAGTTCTTGAATCTGGTGTAACTTACAACGTTGTTGTAGGTGCTGGAGGAGCATCTGGTGGAACTCCTAACAAAGGAAATGACAGTTCAATTATTGGAACAGGACTCTCTGTTACATCTAGTGGTGGTGGAACTTCTCAATTTAGTAATAATGCTGCAGCTTTAGCAAAAAGAAATGGTGGATCTGGTGCCGGTGGCCCAGGACAACAAGGAACTTCATCTGCGGGTGGTGGAGGAAACGGAAATACTCCTTCAATTACTCCTGTAGATTCAGAAACAACAACAGTTCAAGGAAAAAACGGCGGAGCTGGAAATAACACAGGTTATCCGGCCCAAGGTGGTGGCGGCGGCGGCGGTGCAGGTCAGGCCGGCCAAGTTGCTCCTGGTGGGGCTTGTGGAAATGGTGGAAATGGAGCTTCAAATTCAATTACTGGAACAGCGGTAGTTTATGCCGGTGGAGGCGGTGGCGGAGGATCGCCAACTGCGACAGCCGGGACAGGTGGAACTGGCGGTGGCGGAAATGGAACAAATGGTGGGGGTGGTGCTCCTCCAGCAGGTGCTGGAACTGATGGCCTGGGTGGTGGATCTGGTGGTACTCCAGACGCAACTAATAAAGGTGGTAAAGGTGGAGATGGTGTTGTATTTTTAAGAGTTACAGATGATGTAGCTTCAGCAGCAACTGTATCCGGTGCTTCAACAACAACCACAAACGTAGGAGGTTCAGGAGAAACCGTAATTAAATGGTTAGGTAATGGATCTATAGCAATAGCTTAATTATGACAAAATATTTTGCAAGACTTGATGAATTTAATATAGTAGTTGATCTAGCTTCACTTTCAGATGAACTAGCTCCTAATGAAGATGCAGGTATTGATTATTTAATTGATCATTCAAGTGAATCTGACAGAAATAAATGGAAAGAATATTCTAAGTCAGGTGATTTTAGAAAATGGGGTGCGTCTCATGGATATACTTATGATGCCGCAAGAGATGCTTTTATTGCACCAAAACCATATCCTTCATGGGTATTAAATGAAACAACGTGTCAGTACGACCCACCAATACCTTATCCTGAAAATGGCATGCAGTGGGATGAAGATAATCAACAGTGGATTTAGGTTTATCTTTTGCCTAAAAAATATTAAAATATTATATATTTTAATACATGAAAGACAAAAAAAAACAGATTATTCAATGGACATTTCCTTACTGGGGTCCTTTCTTATTTAAAACACAATTAACGCAACAAGAAGTTAAACATTTATTAAAAAATGCAATTAATAAAGAAGACCATTCTAAAAATTTAGCAGGTCATATTAAAAAAGAATTTGTTTATCCAGAAGAAATTTTACAAAAAACTTTAAATCGTTACTTCAGAGCTTATTTAGATGCAGCCTCTAGATATTATAATCAAGCAGATATTAATAATAGTAGTATTGGTATAAAAGGCAAAGCATGGATTAATTATATGGAAGCCGGAGAATTTAATCCACCTCATTTTCACACAGGCGGTGATTTATCTTTTGTTATTTATTTACAAATACCAAAAGCATTAGAAAAAGAACATAAAGCATATAAAGGAACTTCTTGTGGACCTGGTGGAGTAGTGTTTATAAACGAACCTCACCGTCCGTTCAGTGTTACATCTACTTCTTATTTTCCTAAAGTTGGTGATCTTTTTATATTTCCTTCTAATTTACATCATTGGGTTTACCCTTTTAAATCTAAAGGAGAAAGAATATCTATATCAGCTAATACAATATGGAAACGTCATTACGATAAAAACCAAGTATTAAATTAATGAAAAAAACAATATGATAATAAAAGATAATTTTTTAGATCAAGCAACTTTTGCTCAATTAAGAGATGGAATGCATAGTTCATTTTTTCCATGGTTTTTTAATGAGACTAGAGATAATCTAGATCAAAAAGATGAAATTGATCAATTTCAATTTGTACATCATTTCTTTTTAAATTGTCAAAAGTCTGCTCACATGGATAAATTATTAATTCCTTTCTTTGATCAATTAGATGCAAAATGTTTAATTAGAGTAAAAGCAAATCTTAACCCTTGGACTCATAAATTAGTAAAAGGAATTTATCATCAAGACCAACCTTTTAAATGTAAAGGAGCTATTTATTATATAAATACAAACAATGGTTATACACTTTTTAAAAAAGGTAATACAAAAGTTAATTGTGTAAAAAATAGATTAGTTTTGTTTGATGCAAATGAATGGCATATGGCAACTAATTGTACTGATCAAAAAGCTAAAATAGTAATTAACATAAATTATTTTTAATGATATTAAAAAATTATTACTGGTTAAGCACTAATCCTTTTTATAAAGGGTTTGCAGATGATATTAAAAAAGAAGGATTAAAACAAAGACAGGCTGACGGTTTGGTTGGTGACGATAACAAAAACGTCAAAAAAAAATCTGTTAGAAAATCTAAAGTATCTTGGATAAAAAGTCCGTTGTTGTATAATAATATTAATCCTTTAATTCACGAAGCTAATAGATCTGCAGGATGGTTTTTTCAATGGGATTGGAATGAGACAGCTCAATTTACAGAATATAAAAAAGGACAGTTTTATAGCTGGCATCGTGATGCTGGTTCTGATCCATACCCACAAACACATGATGTAAACTATAGAGGTAAGACTAGAAAAATGAGTACTATAATTCTTTTGTCTGAACCTGGAAAAGATTTTAAAGGTGGGGAGTTAGAAATGGATTTTGATTCTTGTTGCGGTAAAGGTATACAAATAATAGACCAATTAAAAAAAGGATCTATTATTACTTTTCCTTCTTTTGTAAAACATCGTGTTAAACCTGTAACTAAAGGTATAAGACATAGTTTAGTTTTATGGCACCTAGGATTTCCTTTTTGTTAAATTAATATGAGAGAACCCTCAATTCAACAATTATTCCCTACTCCTGTTTACATTACAGAACTAGATAGAAAATTTACTGTTAAAGAAAATAAGTTAGTTGATAAAATGCAAAAAAAACTTTTTAAAAATAAAGGAAATAATCGTTCACAAAATTATAACGTTCTGGATGAGAAAGTTTTTAGTCCTCTTAAAAAAGAATTAAACGGTTTTATTAAAGATTATTTTGATAGAGTAATATGTCCTAAAGATAAAATCACACCTTATATTACACAATCATGGTTAAATTATACAAATAAAAATGAATACCATCATACACATAATCACCCCAATTCTTTAGTATCAGGAATTATTTATATGAATGCAGACATTGCAACTGATTCAATTAAATTTTATAGACATAGACAAGATGCAATTGTCATTCCTTCACCAAATAACTATAATTCTTTTAATGCAGACTTTTGGTGGTTTGTGGTAAAGACAGGTCAAATCATGTTATTTCCTTCCAGTCTTCATCACTCCGTAGCAGCAAAACAAGGAAATAATACTAGAGTTAGTTTATCTTTTAATGTTTTTATAAAAGGAACTATAGGTTCTTCTGATAATCTGAACTCATTAACACTATACTAATTATTGAATTGAGAGAACCCTCAATTATATAAACTTAGGTCCTTTTACCCAAAAACTTGCAGTTATTCTTTTACCTTTTGTAACAGGTGTTACTTTGTGTAGAAAAGAAGAAGGAAAAACAATCATATTACCAGGAGTATTTAGTTCTGGAACTATTCTTTCATTACCATCATAATTTATATAAAACTCTCCGCCTTCATATGGATGTAAAGATAAATTAATAATTGATGTTAATTTAGTATCAAAGATTGGGTGAGAAAATTCTGTATCCATGTGATATTTGTATTCACCCTTAAATTTAGAATCGTAAACATTATAATTTAAGAAATCAAACTTTCTTTCATTTAAAGAATCAAATAAATTAAAACCAAAATTACATTTATTAGCTATCCTTATATAATCAAAAAATTTATCTAATTCTTTTATTGTATCGGAATTTACAATTTTTACATTAACATTTTTATGTATACCTGGAGCCGGCCTGTCGGTTAAATCAACAAAATTATTATTGATTTTTTTATTTATAATTTTAATTTGAGCGGGTGTGTAAACATCTTTAAACCACCAATATATAGATTTTAAAACAGTATTATTTATATCCATACTCTTAATTCTTCTTTTGGTTGAAAAACTCAATAATTACAACTTAAATTCATTTGTTATATTAACTATTTCTTTTAATGTTTAAAACATAATTTAAAGATAAAATGGCTAGTATTTTTTGTTTAATACTGTATATTTAAAATATGCCATTGACTCAATTAAATTTTCAACCAGGGATAGATACCGAAAACACACAAACAGGTGCTGAGGGTAGATGGACTGATGGTGATAAAATAAGATTTCGTAAAGGACTTCCTCAAAAAATAGGTGGTTGGACTAAATTTAGTACTGGTTATTATGTAGGAGTTGGAAGAGCTTTAGAACAATGGTTTGATTTAAATGGAGCACGTTACGAAGCTTTAGGAACTGATAGAAAACTTTATGTATATCAAGGTGGTGATAATCAAGATATTACTCCTATAAGAGCTACTGCTAATTTAGTTAATGCTATTACTACTACTAATGCGAGTGCTAATTTAACTATTACCGATTCATCTCATTTAGCAGCTGTTGGTGATTTTGTTACATTATCTAGTGTTAGTGCTAATGTAGGTGGAATAGCAAATACTACTATTGATTCAGAATATGAAATATTATCTATTACAAATGCTGATGCTTACATAGTTCAAAGTAGTGCAACAGCAACTTCTACTGCTGGTCCTACTGCTAATTGTACAGCTACTTATCAAATACCTATTGGACCAAGTGAACAAACTTTTGGTTTTGGTTGGGGAGCAGGAACTTGGAATGCAGGTACTTGGAATACTCCTAGAACAACTTCACAAATTACTCTTGACGCAAGATTATGGTCTATAAGTAATTGGGGTGAAGATTTAGTTATTACTCAAAAAGATGGTTCAACTTATGAATGGCTTGAATCAGGTGGAATGTCAGGTAACAGAGCTACTGTTGTAGCTAATGCTCCTACCAATTCTACTTTATCTTTAGTATCTACAGAAACTCGTCACGTTGTATGTTTAGGTACAGAAACAACTATTGGAGATACAAGTACTCAAGATAAAATGTTTATTAGATGGTCAGATCAAGAAAATTATAATCAATGGACTGCTAATGTAACTAACTCTGCAGGATCACAAAGAATAGCTGGTGGTAGTGAAATTAGATGTGCAAAACCAGCTAAAGGAACTATATTAGTATGGACAGATACTACAATGCAATCAATGTCATTTATAGGACCTCCTTTTATATTTGGTTTTAGACAATTAGGTAATGACTGTGGAGCTGTAGGTTTAAATAGTGCAATAGTAATTGATGACGTTGCTTATTGGATGTCAGATGGACAATTTTTTAGATATGCTGGATCTGTTCAAGAAATACCTTGTAGTATTCTTAATCATGTATTTGAAAATATTAATAAAACTCAATATGCACAAGTATATGCTGCTCAAAATTCTAATTTTTCTGAAGTAATATGGTACTACTGTTCTAGTTCCTCTAATCAATGTGATCGTTATGTAATTTATAATTATCTAGAAAACTCTTGGTATTTTGGAACTATGGATAGAAGTACTTATCAAGATAATGGAGTTGAATTAAATCCTTTAGCTACAGAGTATTTTCCTAATTCTAATATTAGTACAATTTCAACTATAAATGGATTAACAGATGGAAGAAGTATTATATATGCTCAAGAATCAGGTGTAGATGCTGATGGAGCTGCTTTACCAGCTTTTATTCAATCAGGTGATGGAGATATAGCTGATGGCGAAACATTTAGTTTTATTAATAAAATTATACCAGATTTTCAAAATCAAACTGGAAATACTATTATTACTTTAAATGTTAAAGATTATCCTAATGATTCAGCAACTGTTGGAGAAACTTTGACAGTAAACAACACAACTAGGTTCGTTAATACACGTATTCGTGGTAGACAATCTAATATAAAAATAGAAAATACAGCGGTCGGAGATAACTGGAGATTTGGCACGTTGAGAGTAAACATAAAACAAGATGGAAAAAGATAAATATACAATACGACCAGCTAAAATATCCGATGCTGTTCGAATAAGGGAATTACTTAAAACTTGGCTTACAGAAGCTCCATTTAACTTTGGAAACACTAATAATACTAAGGCTTTAGACAATATAGTATTTTACATTAAGAATAGTTTTGTTATAGTAGTAGAACATGAAAATATTATTATAGGAACATTAGCTGCTACAGTCGATGAAACTTGGTATAGTGACAAAAAGTTTATGAGAACTTTATGGTTACATGTTAATCCTAAACATAGAAACTTTAGGATATTTCGTTCTATAATGGTTGTTTTTAAAGAATACGCACTAGCTAATAAAGTTACAGCGATATGCGAAATCTTTCAAGGTAAAGACATTGAAAGAAAAGACAAAGCTTTTATTAAATTAGGATTTAAAGTTATCGGAGGAACTTATATAGTCAATGGGTAGTATTTTCAGACCAAAAGTAACAACAGTACAGGCACCATCGCAGTCATCGACTAGCTATGATATACCTGAATACTTTAAAGAAATTCAAGAACGAACTTTAAGAACAGCAGAAAATGTTTTTAGTCAACCTTATAGTGCTTATCAAGGTCAACGAATAGCTCAATTAGATCCATCAGAAATTTCAGCAGAAAATATTTATAAAAATCAAATTGTTCCTCAATCAGGTCAATTAGCTAATATTGCAAATCAAACTTATGATACTGCTACTGCTCAAGCTTATGCTAACCCTTATGAAAATCAAGTTATTTC